CTTCTTCGTGGCGGCATGGCTGGGGCATGCCCGCTGGGCCGATTCCCACAACCTGCTGGCGAGTCTTGCCGCCCAGCATCGAGCACTGTCACGGGAGGTTACATGTTCAGCCAGGACCACATCGCCGGCCGCGTCGTCTGCCTTGCCGACTACGGCCGCCTGAAAAAAGGGGCCATCATCTCCGAATCCAACGAGCTGTATGCCGATGTCGAAGCGTGGATCGCCGAGGGCAATGAACTGGCCACGTTCGACGGCTACCCCGAGATACCGATGAGCGAGGAGCAGCTTCAGGACTGGCGCGAGTCCGCCGTGGTCAGCCGCTTCCAGGCGCGCGCCGCGCTGCGTCAGGCAGGGCTGCGCGATCAGGTCGAAGCGATCATCGACGAACCGTCCATCGACCCGCTGGTGGTCGATGCCTGGCACGACGCGCAGGAGTTTCGCCGCATGAGTCCGACCATTCTCGCGCTGGCGGACCAGCTCGGCCTGACCGAAAGCGAAGTGGATGACCTGTTTCGCCAAGCGGCGCTGATCGAGGCCTGATATGAAGCTCCAGCATGCTGCCTTCCGCGGCGAACTGCCGATCCTCGATGCCCGGCTGCTGCCGGAGCAAAACGCCCAGCGTGCGCGCAACCTCTATCTGCGCCACGGCACGCTGAAGGCCGAGCGCGCGCCTGGCGCAGTGACGGGCCTGCCCGGCGTGATCAATCCCTCGACGCTCTACCGCTATCCGGGCGGCAACAATGGCTCCGGCTTCTGGTTTTCCTGGGGGCAGGGCAAGCGGGTGCACGTGGTCAAGTCGCCGCTGGCCAACGACCAGTGGTCACGCATCTACTGGACTGGCGACGGCTCGCCCAAGATGGCCGGCATCGACATCGCCACCAGCGGCTCGCCGCCATACCCCGGCAGCAGCTACACGCTGGGCGTTCCCGCGCCGGTGGGCGCAGTGAGTGCAGCCGCGCCTCAGGGGCGGGTCACGCTGGAGAACCACCCCGACACCGCGCTGGAGACGGCCTATGTCGTCACTCTAGTGACCGCCTATGGCGAGGAAGGCGCGCCGAGCGCATCGAGTTCGCCGGTCGTGCGCTGGGACATGGTGAGCGACGCGCCGGCCGGCGGTGAGGTTATCGTCAGTCTGCCCGGGCTGCCCAGTGGTGTCCACAACATCACCACCAAGCGCCTGTATCGGGTCGAGTCGTCAGGCATCTACCAGTTCGTGGCCGACCTACCGGCCTCGGCATCGAGCTACACCGACGAGATCTTCAGCGAGCAACTGGGGCGAGCCCTGCCGTCGGTGGAATGGGATATGCCCGATCCGCGCATGGTGGGCCTGACGGCACTGCCTGGCGGCATCCTCGCCGGCTTCTTCGGCAACACGCTGTGCTTCAGCGAGAGCTACCTGCCGCATGCCTGGCCGGTCGGCTATCAGCTGGCGTTCTCCGATGACATCGTGGCCATCGGCGCCACCTCGTCGGGCCTGGTGGTGGCCACCACAGGCCAGCCCTATCTGGTCACCGGGTCGAGCCCCGACGCCATGGCGCCGATCCGGCTAGACGTCGATCAGCCGTGTGTGGCGGCACGCTCTCTGGTGGACATGGGCGAATATGTTCTCTACGCCTCGCCCGAGGGGCTGGTGGCGGCTGCCGGCGGCGATGCCCGTGTGGCCACCGCACAGGTCTTCAGCAAGGATCAGTGGCAGGCCCTGCAGCCCGAGACCATCCACGCTTATCGCCACGACGGCCGCTACCTGGCGTTCTATGCCGGCGGCTGTTTCATCTTCACGCCAGGCGAGGGCGTCGAGTTCTTTGACGTGAGCGCCGGAGGCGGCTACTACGACATCGCCGATGATCGGCTCTACCTGATTCAGGGCGGCGCCATTACCGCCTGGGGGCAGGGCGAACCGATGACCTACACCTGGCGCTCGCGACTGCATGAGCTACCGCCCGGCAGCGCTGGCTTCAGCTGCGCCAAGGTGATAGCCCGAGACTACCCGGTCACGCTGCGCTTGTTCGCCGATGGCGAAACCATCCTCGAGCATGCCGTGGACGATGCCCAGCTGTTCCGCCTGCCCGGCGGCTTCACGCTCTCGCGTGATTGGGAGATCGAACTCGAAGGCGTGCACGAGATACACTCGGTACAGATTGCCACCAGCCCGACCGAGCTGGTGTGACCCTGGCCCACCGTGAGGTGCCCATGACCCAACGACGACGCACGCTGCCGCCGGTATCGCCCAAGGTGCCGGCCGAGCTGCGCCCCCTGATCAGCGCCATGACCGAGATCCTCGAAACCGGCGAGGGGGTGCGTGGCAATCCGCTGGACAAGAAGATCACCCTGCGCGAGCTGCTCGACAGCGGCATCGGTCGGCTCAAGAACGGCACGCGCGCCGGCATGCCCGGCAGCCTGGAATCCGGATTTGAACCGCCTGCGCCCAACATGGCCACGCCGCCCGCGCCGACCGGCTTCAGCGCCGAGGGCAGCTTCTACGGCATGATCAACTTGACCTGGGACAACCCGGTCGAGCTTTATGGCAATCACGCCTACACCACGATCTACCGCAGCGAAGCCGACAACTTCGCCAATGCGCAGGTGGCGGGGCGCGACCCCGGCGTGCTGTACAGCGACTACGTGCGCGACGATGCTGCTGGCGGCGACTCGCCGGGGCAGCTGAAGGGCTACTACTACTGGATCACCTTCACTTCGACCGCAGGGGTCGAAGGGCCGCCGAATAGTGCCGATGGCACCTATGCCGAGCCTCTGGCCGACATGGATTACGTGCTCGATTTGCTGACCGGCCAGATCGGCGAGTCGGAGCTGTCGCAAGCTTTCAAGAACCGCGTCGAGGGCATCGAGGAAACCGTCTCCGAGCAGGGAGACATGTACACCCTGACCCTCAACAACCAGGGGTACATCTCCGGCTTCGGCACCTACAACGATGGCGAGACCGCCGAATTCACTGTGGTGGCTGACCGCTTCTGGATTGCCCGACCGGGATCCACCCAGAGGCGCATCCCGTTCATCGTGCAAGATGGCGTGGTCTACATCGATACCGCCATGATCCGCGAGGCGTCGATCCAAGAGGGTAAGCTGGGACCGATTACCATCGGCAAGCTGCAGCGCCCCGACGGCACTCCGGTATCCACTGTAGCGGGGCTGCTGCGCGCCGACGCCATCGACGTGGACTCGCTGCGCATCGGCTTCGGCCAGGTGACCGGCAACCTCAGCTCGAGCGCGACGGCGAACAACGGCCGTCCGCTGTGGATGCTCAACCGCAACGGCGGCTTCGAACTCAACTCGCCTGGCTCTGGTGGGCGCATGGAGCAGACCGGCGACCGCATCTCGGTCTATGACGAGAATGGCCGCCTGCGCGTAAGGATCGGCCGGCTATGAGCTTTGGCTTTCAGGTTCTCGATGCCAATGGCAACGTCACGTTCCAGCTCTCCACGCGCCTGACCACCCTGCTGTTGTCGCGGGTGGTGGGGCGCAACGACAGCGGCAGCGTCCAGCTCGATATCCCTGGCACCATGAACTTCACCGCCCAAGCGATCCCGCTGGACGGCGATCAGCACATGCGCCATCTGCCGCATCGCCTGACATACGTTGCCAGCACTCGAACCCTGCGCTGGGAGCCCTCGGTGGGCAGCGAAGACACCGCCAACCTGGCGGCATGGGCCCGGCCGCTGCGCAGCCGCAGCCGGATCCTGGTGTTCGGCTACATGCCGGAGGTGTGATGAGCTGGGGCATAGAAACACAGGGCTTCTTTGGCCGCCTGCCGATTGACGACGACTACGACAACCTGGTGTTTCACAGCCAGGGTTCGCGCGAGGTCTCGACCGGCTACCAGACCATCCCCATGGTCAGCCGCGGCGTGCCGTCGCTGATCGTGGCAGCCCGCCATCCTGGGCTCGACGTGGCACTGCTGGGCTACACCAGCGACGAGCACGGCACCACTGGCGTGAGGGTCTATGTGCGCGGCAACGGGCGCTTCTATTGGCGCCTTTTCCAGGCGTCCTATCCGCTGCCGACGAGCGGCTGGGGTATGGTGGTCTATAACGCCAGCGGCAAGCAGACGTTCCACTCCGATCACCGCTATGCCGACGTCAAGAATTCGCAGGATTACCTGGGCGCGACAGGGCGCCCGCTTGCTGGTCGCTACTACCTCTTCAACACCCCGGCGACACCGACCTTTGAATACCAGACCTACTTCGATTCCTGGTATGACGAGCGTTATAGCTATCAGCAAACCGGCACTCGACAGGTCTCGCGTCAGGTGCGCGTCTATCGCTGCTGGACCGAGTGGGGTTTCGTCAATGGCCGCTACCAGTCCTATCAGGTGTGCGGCTATGTGTGGGAAACCGAGTGGTACGATGAGCCGGTGTATGGCTGGGTGGTGACCGGCTATTGGGTTTACGTGATTTCACGCCTCTATTGCACCAAGCATGTGCCGATGGTGCGTCACTCGACCAGCGATCACATCAGCGAATATCGCCACCGAACGCACAATTGGGCGCTCTGCTACGACAACAGCTTCAGCTATTTTGACCCGACCAGTCGCGTGTACAACGCCGTCGATCAGCTGTGGGTGTACCGCTCCTTTCAGCCGGTCTATACCGGCCACTTGCAGTGGCTGGCATCGCCCAGCTATTACGGCATTTCCGGCCATGCCAATAAGCTGATCATGATGGAGTAGCGGTGGGTCAAAGCCGCTCATCGCTCTGCTACACTAGACCCAACTCAGGCCCCACCGTGAGGTGCGCCATGCCCCGCCAAGACGAGCATGCTTTCCTGTGCCGCGTGCTGCCCAATGCCCCGGCCGCCGTGGCCTTCTGCGAGACCCTGTTTCGCATCTCCCAGACCCTTGACGATCTTGTCGATCGCGACCGCTCGGTCAGCGACGACGCCATCATGTCCGCCTTCTGGCAGGCGTTGATCGAGCTGCCGGCCAACCCCTTCTATCGCCAGCACGAGCCTTATCTGCGCCCTCTGATGGCGAGCGCCCTGCAGGACTGGCGCGACAGCGTGGCCCTGGAGCGCGCTGGCGACACCCACGGCAGGACCCTGGCCTTCGTGCTGCGCGATCAGCTCACCGGCCTGGTGGTGCAGTGCGCCTACCTGCTGGGCGGCGCGACGTGGATGACGCAGGTCAGCACAGCGATTCGCCAGCATTTCCACGAGGACACCCTCGAGCAGTACCTGAACGATCTGGAGGCATCATGAGCGGAGGCGGTGGCGGCGACAACACGGTCAAGGACACGCCCGAGCAGCGACAGCTGGCGGCAGTTGCGGCCGAGAAGTGGAACTTCGCCCAGGAGAAGCTGGCGCCCCTCGAGGACGCCTACATGCAGCACGTCGAGGGCATGACCTCGGCCGGCAACATGAGCTACATCCGTGGGCGCACCATGCAAGCCCAGCAGCAGGCGGCAGGCGAGATGTCGGGGCAGCTTCACCAGGGGCTTGCCCAGGGCGGCATCGATCCTTCCAGCGGGCGCTACCAAGGCACCATGCAGGGCCTGGCGCTGGATACTGCCCAGAGCGGCGGCGAGACGCTGGGGCGCGCCCAGTTCGAGCAGGAGAACCAGCAGATCCAGGGCCTGCAGAACATCGTGGCCATCGGGCAGGGGCAGGCGGGGCAGGCGCAGGCGGGGCTTGCCGGTCTCGCCGATCAGTCGGCTGCCGATGCGCGCCACCAGGCGGCGACCCAGTTCAACCGGCGCAGCGCCAACCTGCAGCTGCTGGGCAGCGTGGCTGGCGCTGGTACCGCCTATGGGTTGAACGGCTCCAGCGGCGCGCCGACCAGTGTCTACCAGGAAGCTGGTGCCGGCCTGCAATCCGGCCAAGGCGCTGGCTACTTCAGCGGTTAAGGAGGCGGGACACTCATGAACCTCGGATTCACCTCGATGTTGGCCAACCTCAATATCCCGCAGAGCCAGACCGCCGGGCTGCGCGTCGATCCCAACCAGGCGTTTCGCGGCGATCAGGGAGCGTCCCAGCTACTCGGCCAGCTCAATCGCGCTCAATGGAATGACTGGAAGGTGCGCTTTGCGCCGTACATCGACTCGCTGGCCGACATTGCCCAGGACCAGGGCGCGGCCTCTACCGCTGCCGCCAATGCCAGCGGCGCCATGGGGCTGGCCTTCGATGCCAGCCACCAGGCGCAGCAGCAGGACCGCGAGGCCTTCGGCATTCAGCAAACCGAAGCGCAGGCGCAGGCCGGGGAGCGCCGCGCCAACCTGCAGCGTACCGGCGCCATGGTCAGCGCCGGCAACCAAGCGCGCATCTCCGCCCAGGACCGCCAGCAGGCCATCCTTGCCGGCGGCATGGGCCTCTCCAACATTCCTGACAGAGTGATGCAGCAATGAGCTACGGACTGATCGGCATGAAGCGTCAGATGGAAGGCGAGGCCATGCAGGGCCTTGGTGATCTGGCAGGCCAGCAGCAACAGCAGAAAGCGCTCAACGAGCAGATGCAGCAGGCGGAGAAGCAGCAGACCATGAGCGCCGTCGGTACCGGCGCAGGCATCGGCATGATGGCGGGCGGCCCGGTAGGGGCGGCAATTGGCGCGGGCGTTGGCCTGCTGGCCAGCTCACTGTTCTAGGAGATCAGCATGGCAGGACTCGATACGCGCGGCCTGGCCGACGGATTCGCTCAGGGCTTCGGCCTGATGGACCGCTATCAGCGGGGCCAGCGAGCCGATGAGCGCGCCGACCAGCAGATGGCGATGCAGCAGGAACAGATGGGCTTGCAGCGTGAGCGCATGGACATGCAGCGCGAGCAGTTTGGCGCCCAGCAGGAAGACGCTCAGCGCACCCGCGACATGGAAGAGCTGCAGTTCACGCTGGGCAAGATTGCCGGCGGCATGGACGTTGACGAAACAGAGCTGGAGCTGCTCAGGCGCTATCCCAAATTCTGGCCCGCGCTGGATCCTGCCACCGACGCCTCGCTCGAGCAGGCTATGGCGGTGATCGACCCCAGCAGCCCCGTGGATGCCAACGATCCCGAGTCGCTGGCGGCGCTCAACCAGATGTTCGGCGCCGAGATCAACCGCGGCGATGGCGGCCAAAAGCGCGTGGTCGGCATGGTGCCGGCGCCGGATGGCCAGAGCGTGATGCTCGAGCTGGAGGTGGTCGGCGAGGACGGCTCGACCTACCGCGCGCCAATGACCGAGGGGCGCGGCACCGGCGAGGATGACTTGGTGATGGCCGTGCCGGTCGAGCGCCTGGTCGAGCAGACCCAAGGCATGCGCGTACTGCGCAACACCTTCCAGACGCCGGAAGCGCAGCAGCGTGCCGCCCAGGTGCTTGGCCTGCTGCGCGGCACGCCCGAAGAGCAATGGGAGACCATCGAAGGCCCGGGCGGCTCCTTGCTGCGGCGTAACGTGCGCACCGGCAAGACCGAGAGCGTCATCGGCCGGGCGCCGGCCGGCAGCTCAGGCGGCAGCGGCGGCGCCCCCACGGCGACCATGAAGGAAGCCGAGTGGATGGTCGAGCAGGGCATTGCCGAAGACATCCCGAGCGCTTTCGAGAGGCTGCGCCAGAGTCGCGGCGACGACCTCCAGCGCGACCGTCTGCTGCTCAGCCAGATCAATGATGACATGACCCGTCTCAGCCGCCGGCTGGAAAGCGGCTGGCTCAGCGAGGAGGAGCGTGCGCCGCTCGAAGAGGAGATGGCAGCACTTCGGCAGCAGCGCGACAGCGTCTCGTCGAGAGTGTTCGGTGATGATGCTCGCGGTCGGGAGTCCGGCGGGGCGGAGCGGCAACAGGCCAGCGGCGAGGATCCTGACCAGCCTGTCACCATCGAGACCGATGACGACTACCACAACCTGCCGTCCGGCGCGGTCTTTGTCGGCCCCGATGGCGTGACCCGGAGGAAGCCCTGATGGCCGCAGCCTGGCAGAGTGCGCCGATTGTCGATGAGCCGCCCCGTCGTGCCGAGTCGCAGGGCTCCCCCGCCTGGATGAGCGCGCCGGCCATCGATGCGCCCGAAGCGTCGGTCGAAGCAAGCATGCCTGCACCGGACGTCGCTCCCGAGCGTCAGCAGCCCGCCGGGGCGGTTGGCCTGCTGGGCGTGCCGGCAGGGAGTCTCACCGAGATGGCCCGTAGCGCACGCGCCTCGGAGGTGACCGGTGATGGCTGGGGCGACGTGGCGGCGGGCGAGGATTTCCAGGCAGCCGACATTCCCTCGCGGCATCGCATGCGCCAGGACTACTTTCGCGAGAAGGTCGCGCCCGGGCTCGAGGGTGATGCGCTGCGCGAGGCCGAGCAGGCCTTCAATCGCCGTACGCAGGGCGACCTGATGGGGGCGGGAAAAGGGCCTGGCGTTGTCGATTATGCGGCAGCGACCCCGGCCATGATTGCCGAAGGGGCGGCGGGGTCCCTGGCCGCTAGCGCCGAGGGCATGGGCCTGATCGGCGAGCAAATGGGGCTGGTCGAGGCCGACCGCCAGGTGGACGATGCCATCAGGCGCCTGGAGCTGACGCGCCAGAATTACGACGAGGCCATGGCAGGCACCAATGACCGTTTCCGTGATCGTGTGGCCGGCAACTATGAGGCGATGCTCGAGAAGCGCGAGAAGGAGCTTCATGAGGCGATGACGTCGTGGGCCGAGCGCGAGCCGAGCAAGGTCGCCAGCTTCCTGCGTGATCGCGGCGCGGACCTCCGCGATCTGGCCGAAGCCGTTGGCCCTGGTCAGGAGTTCGATGGCGTCTACCGCGACGTGGCCGGCGGCGTGGGCTCGATGCTGACCTACATCGGCCCGGGCATGCTGGCCAATGCTCTGACGCGGGGCAGCGGCGCCGGGGCGCAGATGGCGGCTGGCCTGACGGCCTCCGGTGCACTGGCAGGCCCGGCCGGCGTCTCGGATCAGTACCAGCGAGCGATCAGCGCCGGTCAGAGCGAAGAGGATGCTATTGCCGTCTCCATGCGTGGCTTCCCTGGCGGCGTCATCCAGGTGGCGCCCCTGGCGTCCATCGTCAAGCCGCTGCCGGCCGAGCTGCAAGGTAAAGCCATCGGCCAGCTCTACGGCATCCTGCGCACCGCCGGAAGCGAGTTCGCAGTGGAAAACGCCGGGGCGATCATGCAGAACCTGGTCGAGCAGTCCTACAATCCGGAGCGCGGCACCTGGGACGATACGCCGTACCAAGGGCTGGTGGCCGGCGGCTCGGCGGCGATCATCCAGGCTGCCACCCAGGCATTGACCCGTGGTCGCGGCATGAACGCGCCGCGCGCACGCGCGACGGATAACAGCGACCCTTCAGGCCCGCAGGGGGATCCCGCCGCCGGCATGGCCCTGCCAGAAAGCGAAGCCGCCACCCAGCCGGCGGAGAGCGAGGCGTGGGCCGACGCCTGGCGCGAGCAGGGCGTGGAGAACCCCTACGACATCGACGCCACCACGATTGATATCGATGGCCAGCGTGCCGAAATCGAGACGGCCGCCGCCGAGACCGACACCGACCCCAGCCCGGCCCAGGCCGAGGCAGGCAACTATCGCAAGGGTCGTGTTCGCCTTCATGGGTTGGATATCGCCATCGAGAACCCGCGCGGCTCCACCCGTCGCGGTACCGCTCCGGATGGCACCGAGTGGGAGAGCACCATGGCTCACCACTACGGCGACATCAAGCGCACCGAGGCGGCTGACGGCGATAACGTCGATGTGTTCATTGGCGACAACCCGGCATCGGATCGCGTTTTCGTCATCGATCAGGTGAACGAAAGCGGCGCCTTCGATGAGCACAAGGTCATGCTCGGCTTTGACAGCGCCGAGGCGGCCCAGCAGGGCTATCTGGCCAACTACGAGGATGGCTGGCAGGGGCTGGGCGGTCTCACCGAGACCAGCGTGGAGCAGTTCAAGTCCTGGCTCAAGGAAGGCGACACTCGCCAGCCATTCGCTGCCGAGCCAAGTGCCGAGGTGCTGGAATCGTCCGAAGATCCGCTGGTGCAGCTGATCCGCACGCCGCCAGAGCAGCTCAACGCGGCCCAGCAGCGCGCCCGCGAGGCGATGCTGGCCGGTGATGGCTATGCCCTGCTGCGCGATCAGGCCGACGCTGCCAGCAACCAAGAGGCCGTGGCGCTGGTGGATCAGATGCAGGTGGCCGCCAGCGAAGGGCGCCTGGATGACGCCGCGCGCGCCTACCAGCAGGCTGCCGCCCTGCTTGAGGGCCAGCCCCAGGGCGATGCGGCAGCAGAGTCCGCAGCGCCTGCCGAGGCTGCGCCTGCGGCCGAATCGGCGCGCGAGACCACCTACCTGGCCGACAATACCCCGGTGGAGACTCAGTTCCGGGTCATGGATCTCGCCGACCTGGTGCCATCCAATACGGCCGATGGCCGAGTGAATCCCGCTTATCCGCAGGCGCTGCAGCCGCGTGACCGCACCAACGCCAACAGCCAGGTGCAGGTGCGTAACATCGCCGCCCGGCTCAATCCTGAGCGGCTGGGCAGCAGCAGCGATGCCGGTACCGGAGCGCCGATCATCGGCCCGGATGGCGTAGTGGAATCGGGCAACGGCCGCACCATGGCCATCGCCACCGCTTACCAGCAGGGCAGCCCTCAGGCGCAAGCTTACCGCCAGTTCGTACGCCAGCAGGCCGAAGCGCTGGGGCTTGATGCCCAGGCTGTCGAAGGCATGAGTCAGCCGGTGCTGGTACGTGAGCGTACCAGTGAGATCGATCGCGCCGACTTTGCTCGCCGGGCCAACGAAGGACAAGTGGCCGGCATGACCGCCTACGAGCAGGCGCTGGCCGATGCCGACGCCATGGAGGCGGCCGATCTTCAGGCGTGGGCGCCCGATCAGTCAGGCGATCCGCTGGCGGCATCCAACCGCGGCTTTCAGCGCGCTTTCGTCTCGCGACTGGGCAACAATGAGGCAGCGCGCTACACCACCCGAAGCGGCCAGGCCGGAGCCGAACTTGGCCAGCGCATGCAGCGCGCGGTATTCGCCAAGGCCTTCGCCGATGCCGACATGGTGGAGATGGTCACCGAGCAGGGCGACCAGATGCGCAACCTGGTCGGCGCCCTGCAGGATGCCGCCGTGGATCTTGCCGTGGCGCGAGAGACGGGGGATGCCGACGCTCTGGCCGCCATTGGCGCCATCAGCGACGCCGTTCGCCTGGTGCGTCAGTCCCGCCAAGATGGTGTGCCGGTGCGCGAGCTGGTCAATCAGGGCGATGCCTTCAGCGGCAGCGTGCCGACACTCACCGCCGATCTGGCGATCATGATCAACACCAACATGCGCTCGCGTCGTGCGCTCTCCGAAGCCATGCGCTACATTGGGCAGGCGGTACGCCGTCGCGCCGAGACCGCTAGCATCGGCGACATGTTCGGCGACGCCCCCACCAACGAGGCCATTGCCAATGAAGGATTCCGACAAGCCGAGTCAGGCGAGCAGCGAGCACCTGAGGGGGATGTTTCAGGAAGCGCTGAGCGAGGCGAATCAGTCACTGCCGAAGGGCGACAAGCTGATCCTGCCGAAGGGTCTGCAAATGACCAAGAGCAAGCGTCGGCAGCCGAAGTAGCCGACGAAGCCCCGCTTCTCGAATCCTATACCGAGCAGGACGTCGCTCAGCGCGAGCAGTCCCAGCGAGAGGCCGAGCGTGCCGAGGCCGATCAGCGTCGAGAAGAGGCGCAGCGCGCCCAGGCCGATGCCGAAGTCGATGATTTCGTGCTTTCCGGCAGCGATGCTGACGCCGACCAGGCCATGGCGAGGGGGCAGGATGCCCTGTTCAGTACCCGCAGCGAGACGGCGGAAGGCGCGCCCCAGGCAAGCGAGATCGAAGCCTTGCTGGCCAGCGCGCCGGAGCTTGCCGATACCCGCGTGATTCAATCCCACCGCGATCTGCCGCCCCAGGCCCTGCTGGGCATGGCGCTGCGTGGCGTCAATCCGGCCGACGTGCGCGGCATGTTCATTGGCGGTGACCTGTACGTCATCGCCAACAACCTGGAAAGCGCCGAAGAGGGCGTGCGTGTTGCGGTGCATGAGGCCGTAGGGCACAAGGGTGTGCGTGGCCTGCTCGGTGACGAGCTGGTGCCGGTGATGCGCCAGATCTACAACACACTGCCGCTGGACCCGCGCGGCCGTGAGGCGCTGGCCGAAGTGCTGCGCGACTATCCCTTCCTTGACCGCAACAATGCCGACCATCAGGTCACCATTGCCGAGGAGATGGTGGCGCACCTCGCCGAGAAGGGCTGGCAGCCAAGCGCCTGGCGGCGTGCTGTGGCCAAGATCCGAGAACTGCTGCGCCAATGGTTCCCGAGCATGCGTTGGACCGATGCCGATGTGATGGCCTTGGCTGAACGTTCGCGGGAGTTCCTGCGCCGGCAGCAGGCGGTAGCGGATGGCGACAGCGATGCACTGCTGTTCAGCTTTGCCGGTGAGCGCGCCGAGACCGCCGACCTTCACAGCCTTCAGCGTGCCCAGGAATCCCTTGAGCAGGGCCTTGACCCCGAAGCAGTGCGCCAAGCCACGGGCTGGTTCCGGGGTGCCGATGGCCAGTGGCGTTTCGAGATCGACGACAGCGATGCCCGCTTCCTGGCGCATCGTGACGGCATCGTCGGTCAGCTGTGGACCGAATCGCTCGATCGCGTGCTCGATCACCCCAAGCTGTTTGCGGCCTACCCAGGCCTGCGTGATGTCGATGTGGTGTCGGCTCGAGGCATGGGCAATGAGCGCGGCCGCTTCGTGACAGGCCGTCGCGAGATCATTCTGAATGCCGAGCGCGACGCGATGGATCAGTTCAGCACTCTGCTCCACGAGATTCAGCACGGCATCCAGCATATCGAGGGTTTCGCCACTGGCGGCAACCCGGCCGACTACCGGCTGCCTCCCATGCGGGAGCGCTGGTTGCGAGATCAGGTCCACGAGCTGACCCGCCAGTCCAGTGAGCGAATGCAGGAGCTAATGGGGCAGTATCAGGCGGGCGAGCTTACTTCCGAGCAGGTGCAGCAGAGAATTCAGGAGTACGCTGACGAGATTGGGCTGAACGAGATGCGTCGCAAGCTGCGTGAAGGCGATGAGCGTGGCGCCTACCGTCACTACCGCCGCCTGTACGGCGAGGCGGAGGCGCGCAACGTACAGGCCCGGCAGCACATGACCGAGGCCGAGCGAGCCGAGACCGCTCCGACCGAGACCCAGGACGTGCCCGACAGCGAAGTGATAGTGGTCTACAACGGCCAGGAGATGACCAGCGCCCCAGAGCCGGCAAATGCCGTGGATCCTGGCGCTGATGATGCGCTGTTCAGTCTGCGCGAAGGAGCCCCCACTGCTGACCAGGTGCGCGGTGCCGTGGACGCCCTTAAGGGAGTGGGCAAGCCGACGGTGCTGGATGGCGCCGAAAATCTGGCGCTTAGCGTAGCACTGGAGTCCACCGTTTCCGGCGTAAACCCGCAAGAGGCGGTGGCCTTCTACCATGGCGACGAGATGTACGTGGTTGCCGGCAATGCCCGGGACGCGGCCGAGGCGGTGCGTGCCACCGTGTCCACCGCCATCGGGCGGCATGGCCTGCGCCAGGTCGTTGGCAGTCGGGTGGACAGCATCCTGCTCGACACCCTCGAGCAGGCCCAGCACAACATCGCCGGACGCGAGGCGATCCGTGCCATTCGTGCCGAGTTCGACCATCTCTCGGCAGATCACCATACCGACCAGATGGCGCTTGCCACGGAGCTGGTAGCGCGCCTCGGCGAGCGCAGCGACCCGCCGGCCTTCGTGCGCCAAGCCAGCGAACGGCTCGATGCCCTGCTGCAAGAGGCATACCCGGATGCAGGCTTTGCCGAGGGAGATGGCGCAGGCCTGGCGATTACGAGCCGGCATCACCTGTTGCAGCAGCAGCGCGACTTCGGTGAGGGCAAGCCGCCCTTCGCCTTGCCGTTCGTGTTCGCTGCCCAGGATGGCCCTGGGCGCGGGAGCCTGCTGGATCTCAATACCCAGGTGGTGGATGCCGATGGCAACATCATCAGTGATGCCAAGGTGGACAGCGCCGTGCGGGCCGGGCTCAAAGGCGGCCAGGGATTCTTCGAATCAGCCACCGACCGGCTGCGCCGCAGCAAGTCGCCGGTCCTGGTGGAGTTGGCTAAGCGGGTGGATGCCTATTTCGACCAGGCCGAGGCTCGCCTTGGCATGGTCAACGGCATGCTGCGCGACCCGCTCAAGAAACTTCGCAGCCTGAACCCCCGGCAGCGCAAGCGCAACATGACCGATTTCGAGGCCTACATGCGCCACCGCGACAACGGCCGCCAGGCGCAGGCCGGCGAGATCGCTGAGCGCAACCCGGCCGTGGCCGAGCTGGCCGAGGCGGTGGATGCCATGTTCGACCGGGTGGGCGTCATCAACCAGACGGTAAAGACGCCGCAGGGTACCGGCATGCGCGTATTCGACAGCCGTACCGGCGCCTTCCGCAAGATCGGCAAGGTCAAGAAGGGCGAGTTCTGGCCCCGGGCGATCCGCCCTGAGGTTCAGCGGGTGATGCACGACCCGACCAGCAACACCAAGCTGTGGCATGAGCTGCTCGATGCCCTGGTCGATGAAGGTCGGGCCGAGAACCGCAAGCAGGCCGCCGAGTACCTTCGCGGCAAGAGCGGTTACTTCAGCAGCGAGATCACCTCGGACTACTTCGCCGGCATCGAGAAGGCGCGCGGCGAGAAGCTGCCCGAGATCTTCTACGATTACCGCTTCGACGTGGTGACCAACTACGCCCGCAAGTGGAGCGACCGTGTCAGCCAGGTAGAACAGTTCGGCCAGAAGCTCGGCCCCATGGCCAAGGATGCCTTCGAGGAAGCGGCCAGCGTGTCGCGCGACGCCAAGACCCGGGATTATATCGGCGCCTTGGCGGATCGCGTCTACAACCGCCGTCCGACCGATGCCTATCACGAGGGCATGGCCATGGCCAACATGGCGGCCACCGGCCTGCAATTGGGCAACCCGGGCACCGCCACGCTCAACATCATCGGCGGCACCCAGCTCAACGTGCAGATGTTCGGTTCGAAGCGGATGGCGCAGGCCTACTATGAGCTGGCGACCGAGTTCCGCGAGGTGTACCGCGAAGGCGTCGAGCTGGGCATCCTCGGCAAGGACGTGCTCAACATCCTGCGCGATGCCGACAGCCGCAGCGCCGAGTACATGGACGCCAATTCACGGACCAAAGAGGGGCTGAGCAAGTTCGCCGCTTTCACCATGAAATGGGGCGGCTACACCGGTACCGAGCAGGTGATTCGCGCCACCGGCATGCTGGCCGCCAGGGCGCAGCTGATGGATGCGCTGAAGGCCTGGAACGCCAACCCCTACTCCCGCGATGCGCGCACCTATCGCGCCTTCATGGAGCGCAACCGCATCGACGTGGCCAAGCTGATTCGTGAGAACGGCAAGGGCGAGGAGACGGCCAAATACCTGCGCTTGATGGTCAACATCCCTCAGGGCAGCTACCGGGTGGACATGACGCCGCTCTATGTGGACACGCCCATCGGGCGCTTCATGTTCAAGTACCAGAAATTCGGCACCCAGGTAAGCCGGCTGTTCTGGCAGCAGAAGCTTAAGCCCTTCATGGATGTGGTGCGCGACCCCAGCGCCACGGCCATGGATCGCGCCCAGGCCTTCCTGCCGATCATGCAGTGGTTCGGCTGGGCGGTGCTGGGCGGTGGCGCCATCCTGACGGCGCGTGGCGCCATGTTCGGCTACCTGGATCCGGGGCCCGAGCTTGAGGAAATCGCCAAGGCCTTCGAGGATGACGACGTGGCCAGCGCCTGGGGCATGATCGCCAACAAGGCCCACGCCAATCTGATCGCCGGTTCAGCCTATGGCTTCTTCGGCAACTACATCCAGATGGCGCGCGATGTGGCTGATCAGCAGCGCGTGAAGAACCCCTTCGAGCCGCCCGGCCTGGCGCCAATCGATGCGGGCGTGGAGCTGGTTCGCCGCGGCCTTGAGCAAGGCACGCTTCATGCTGCGGATTTCGAGCAGATTGCCGAGCGGAACATCTCGATCTACCGGGCCAGCAAGCGCGGCATGGCCGCCCTTGGCCGGCAGGCTGGCGTGGAGGCCGACTTCGTGCAGCTCGAGCAGGCTCGGCGCGACCTTCAGTATGTCCGCAAGGCGGCGCGTCGCTTCGCTGACGAGTCTGGCATTGACGCCACTCGCACCGCCACGGGGCGCTTCGGCCTGACCGAGAACACCGCGACCAATCGCAAGATCGTGAATGCTCTGCTGATCGGCAATGGCGCTCAGGCGCGCGAGATCATCCGCGAGGAGATGCGCAATACGCCGGAGGAAGAGCGCCGGGCGCGACTGCAGTCGATTCGTTCAACCGTGCGGGCCAGGCAGCCGGTTCAGCTGGGCGGTCCAGCAAGCGAGGAGGAAGTGCAGCTGTTCCGTCGATGGGCGGCTGAAAAATTGCCGCCATCGCGTGCGGCCATGGTCGAGGAGGTGATTGTTCGATATGAGCGGGCGCAGCATCAGGCAGGGCTGAAGGATAGGCGGTAGCTCATAAGTACTGCCATAGCACCCAGTCAGAAAGGAAGGGGATGAGGGGGAGCACTGCATTGCAAATGCCCCACATCCCTAGCACGGCGGAGCCGTCAGGCATCCAGCGCCTGGGAAGGAGGGCGGCCACCCAGATCGGGCTGGTGATGATCATAATCAGCGCCAGAAGCGTGATCGCCAAGAATGGAGCGAAGTGGAGGGCCGACAGGAAGTCGAGGTTGCCTGAGGCGGCCGCTTCGCTCGCCGAGTGAGACAGGGTGAGAAAAGCGGCCACGCTAATGACTGAGTAGGTGGCATTGCGTAGAGAGGCGGCCCTTTGCATGACAGATCCTACTGGCGAACGAGTCGCCAGCCTTGCCCGCGCATGCAGTCATCAAAGATCTGTCCCTGCTGCCGCTGAGCCATAGCGGCCGACATTTGATTGAAGCCCTGGTTGAATCCAGTGCCGAAGGCTCCGCCCCCAGTCCCTGGGTTCATGACCTGATGACCGCCGGGGCCTGACATGCTCATGCACTGAGCGCGCGTCTGGTAGAATTCCTGGGCGCTAGAGTTTGGCTTTGTCCACGCCATATTGTTCTGGTTGGCACAGCCCGCTAGTGCGATAGCCATCATTGCGACGAGAGCGAGACGCTTCATTAGACCCCCTTCTTGTAATTCTGGGTACAGTAGCGCAGCCGCAAGCGACTTGCGAGGCCCTATCATTCCTGATGGTCAGAATCAGCCTTTAGCATCTTCATGCGCGCGTCCATCTCGCGGCGGATCAGGTCCAGCTGGCCTGACACCATTTCCATCATGACGATCAGCTCTCGCACATCGGCCTCTCCGGCAACGCTCGGCGTGATGGGGCCCTCGCCCCTGATGGCGCCTTCGCGAATGAAGCTTTCGTAGAGGCGCGCCTCGACTTCGGCGGTCTGGGATCGCCGGTTACTTTGTGCAGCAGCCTTGATCAGCGCTCGCAGCTCATCGGAAAGGCGCAGATTGAACTGCGGGTATGGTTCTTTCATGCAGCGAAGGTGTACCACACTGGTACCATGGTCAAGATACCGTTCTGCTACTTTTCAGATACCAGTTGCATAGAAAGGATGTCGTTATGGCTGTTTCTGATCAGATCCACGTGCGCCTACCCTCGGTTATAAAGGAGCGGCTCAGGAAGAAGGCGAAGCGGAACCGGCGCAGCTTGAATGCCGAGATCGTGCATCGCCTGGAAAAGTCACTCTCTCAGGAAGAGGGGCGCGAGAAGTCGCCAGGATAGGGATCGTTCGCTGTTACGCAGGTGGATTGTGAGAAAAGCGAAAGCCAGAAAAGGGGCGGTCAGCCGCCTCAATCACGCAGGGTACTGGAAGCGGAGAGAAGGACATCATCTGACTAGACAGCAGGCGGAAAGCCTGGAGGCCCTCTGTCGTCACTCGAAATGGCTGTACCAGCGCTGGCAGCAACAGCTGGGGCCGGCGCTCGAAGCGCTTGGCAGCCACCACGCCAGAGAGTGCCACGAGCATATCCTGGCGTCGGCCAGGGCGGCTCATGCTCTGCGGTCCAAGCCAGGGTGAGGTCAGTTGGCGCGACGATCCGGCCGTCCCTCTCGGGCGGCCTTTTCGCGCAGCAGTTCCTCGAGCCGCTCGGCGGCCTCGCGGCAGGGCCGGCTGTAGGGTTTCTCGCGCAGCTTGGCGATTAGCTGCTGGTCGGTCAGTTTGCGGTCCATGGCGGCAGCATAGCACCGTGCGCCGCCGGACGGTACAATCGGCAGCATTCACACAATTGCCACCCGGTTACTTCGCCAAACGAGTACAAGGGTGAGTACAAATCAGCGACGAGACCCAATGTCAGATATCCAGCAAGCCCATGAAGTAGGGCTTCGACGCACTTTCGCCATCATCTCGCACCCCGATGCGGGCAAGACCACCATTACCGAGAAGATGCTGCTGTTCGGAAATGCCATCCAGCTCGCCGGTTCGGTGAAGAGCAAGCGCAACGACCGCCACGCTACCTCCGACTGGATGAAGATGGAGCAGGAGCGGGGTATCTCGGTGACCACCTCGGTGATGCAGTTCCCCTATGGCGGGCGCATGGTCAACCTGCTCGACACGCCGGGGCACGAGGACTTCTCCGAAGACACCTACCGCACGCTGACGGCGGTGGATTCGGCGCTGATGGTGATCGACGG